CCTGCGCGAATCAAGCCGTCGATGATGGTCTTGACGACCGTGCCAACATAGTTGTGTGGGTCTCTTCGAGCTTTTCGCGAGAATGGTATGAACACCCTGACGCCGATGCGCTGACCGGCGAGAAGTTGCTTGTCATCTGCGTGCTTGTAGCCGACCTGAGCCAAGATGCCCCAATCCTTCAGACGGCGATGACGAGCGGCCCAGTGTAGTCTTCGACTTTCGTTCTCACTCAGAGGGCGGTTCGGTGCGGGGAACGTGAAGAAGACCATCAGGTTGGCCTCACTTCTGCAGCTCGAATCCACGCGTCAAGGCCCCACACCTCGATTGGGTGCAGGTTGCACTTGACCGCGAATCGGTCTGCTGTTGAATAGTTCAAGCCCTCGACCTTCAGCCGGTTGAGGACGGTGTGTCGCGCTCCGACTGCTGTGCGGAACTCGCGCCATGGCTTTCCGTATGCTTCGACGAGTGGTTGTAGTGGTAGGCTCATTTCAGCCCCTCATGTAGAACACGGCGTTCTGAAGGGTCTTGATCTGATTCTCTGCCTCAGCAAGGCGATCAGCCAGTCTCTGCCTTTCGTCGACTAGCCACTGCAAGAGGTCGCTTTCTTCATCTTCGAAGTTGCCATACTCTGTGCGGTGATTGATGATGGTCTGGATGCGAGCCACCTTGCGGCGGACGATTTCTTCGTATGAGAACTCTTCGGTCATGCTGCACTCCCCTCAATGGCTTTCTGAAGCCGATCAATGAGGTTGTTAGCCTGTGCCTGCGTCAAGTCCTTGGTCGAGATGACTCCGTAGGATTGCAGCAACTTGGCGTGATAGACCTCGTCATCGACAAGGTTCGGCAGCGATTGACGCATGATCTGAATGCGCTGGACTTGCTTGGGTGTGGCTCGACGCGGTTGTTCCTCGTCGCCTGATTGCCAGCCAAGTTCTTCGTCACTTGATGCTGCCTCTGCCGGTTTCGGTGTAGCGACCGGCGCTGGTGCTTCAGCTCGTTCTGGTTTCGCTTGTTGTCGGGACTTGGCGACACGAACCTCGTCGGCGCTTGCGATGCCCTTCTTGGTGTCTGCGGCAAGGGCGGCTACGATAGCGCGTCCCCACGCAGAGGTCTCTGCGACCATTGCTTCTGAGTCTCTTGTGAATGGTGTCTTCCCTGGGAATGGTTCCCATGCGACTCCTATGCCGGGTGCGGCGTCGTGAGGATCGCGGTAGGCGCAGGCAACATACTGCAGGTATGTCTTGCCTTCGATAGTGACGATTTCGACCGGACGGTCTGGGTTGTAGGGGCGAAGTGATCCCTCGGGATAGCGTGTGCGGAACTCGACGATGCGAGTTGCCACATCGATGTAGCCCTCTCCCCAGCTCGATGACTGGGCAGGGCGGTTTGCGTTGTATGAGGACATGCCATAGAAGGTGTCTGGTCCCCCTCAGTTGGCACACGCCCGGCGCAGTTCTGCCTCGACCCGGCGGGCTTCCTTGACCCAAGACCAGATGACCGAGGGGCGCCACGTGCCCAGTTCTCGTGCTACTCCACGCAGGCCCCAGCCTGAAGAGCGAGCCATGATGACCCGGTTGAGTATCTCGTCGTGCCAGTGTTGTTCGAGTTGTAGTAGGAACTCAAGGTGCATCAGATCGTCTGGGCTGAGCCGGTGTCTGGCGGCTGCGTCCTCTGGGTGGCTCCCGAGGGTGATGTCTATCAGGAAGGGCCGAATCATCTGAGGGGTGGCTTCTCCGGCCCAAGGGCCTTCTGCCCGGATGACCTGTTCGGCTAGACCGGTCTCGGCTAGGTGCGGCTGACCGCAGATGATGGCGGCATCCCTAGGCTCGGCCTTGTCCAGCTCGATGAGGATTGCGTTGACCACTCGGATTGGGTAGCGGACGGCATTGGGTGCCATGCTTGCTGGCAGCGCCTGACATTCTTCGAGTGCTTCAAGAAGGTTGAAGAGGCCGTCATCACTGATTGGGAATGAGCCTGCATACTGAGTCAAGACGCTGGCGATTGGTATGTTGAACATCACTCACTCGCCCACTCTGCCCGTTCGTTGGGGTTCATTCCTCCCCAGATGCCGATTCGCAGGTTCTCTGACCTCTCGTGGCTGATTGCATACTCGAGGCATTCCAGGCGGACTGGACAAGAGCCACAGAGGGCTTCTGCTGTGTCCTTCTCGGCTTGTGTGCGCCGGTTGAAGAACGTGGCAATGCCCTGACCTCGGCACGCGGCCTCTTCCTTCCATCCCATACCCAGAGCAGTGCCCCGGATTGGGGACTAGGCTCGCTTGACCTTGGCTTCGATGGCCTTGATGCGTGCCTCTAGCTCGGCTTGAGTCTTTCTGACCGCTGCGATCTCGGCGATGATTGAGTCTGCCACGACCTTCTCTGCACTCTTGCGTGCTGGGGGCGTTGGCTTCTTCTCGATTGGCTTGACGCCGAAGGCTGAACCGTCTGTGTCCCCGAGCGGCGTGAAGCTCACATGTATGTGCGACGTGTGCGGGTTCGATCCGAGATACGGCCTCCACGCCCACTTGAGCAGTGGTGAGGCGATTCTCTTGTTGTGGATGACGTAGGCGATGCGCTTCTCTCCACCCTTGGCGAGCAGCCTGAGGGACTCTGAGAGTTCGGCGCTGTCGATACCCTTGCCGAGGTCTGAGTCTATGTCTAGGGCACGCACGATCCCGGTCTTCTTGTCGGGGTTGTGGTCGCTCTTGGTCTTCTGGTGCCTCTGGTCCCCAATCCAGCCATCGCTAGCCTTGTCTCTCTTGGGGTAGAACTTGTTGATCTGGGTGCGCAACTTCACACCGGCGGCGCATAGCCTAGGCGCGGTCTTGGTCATCTTTTCTCTCCTCCTGCTTTCGTCTCGCTCTTGAGTAGTGGCGCTTGCTGGGGACGGCACCCGAAGCAGCGCTCCTACGCAACTCAAGAAGCCGACGAAGCTCCTCAGCGCTCTTCTTCCGCCCACGGATCACTGTCGGACTCCTCTTGCTGCTGGTGCCACGCTCTGTGGGCTTGAATGTCCTCCTCGACTCGGCGGACGCTATGGCTGACCGTGCTCATAGACTGAGCCATCTCGTCGATGACTTCGATGAGACGCTTCTGGCTGCCTTGCCGGTGGTTGACGGCGTTGTTCACCGCATCAAGCGGCTTGCTGAGCTTGGCGGCTTTTCTCCACGCAGCAGCAGCCATGATGGTCGGTGGTGTCGCTCCTATCAGGGCGATCAGAATCTCGGTCAGGTGCTCGGTCATACGAATGTCAACTCCATCTGCCATGTTCTTGCTGGGCTTGTGTCTTGGTATTGTGACCATCTCCAAGTTGTGCCTGATGTTCTGACTGGCATCGATGTCTGAGCAGCAGCGCCGAGTTGCGCATTTGTGAATGGACTCTGCCAGATCAGCGCATTCGTTGTGCCGTTGAATGTCCAGACTTGGCTGTTGTATGCGGGGGTGAAGAACTCGTTGCAGAAGATGGCGAAGACAGTGGGACTGATTGCCTTTACCCATTGTGCGCTGGGTCTAGTGGCTGTAGAGATGCCTGTGTTCACGCTGCTTGATGAACCGTTGCTTGGGTCGTATGAACTGATCCAGAAGCTCCCAGACACGATGCTGACGTTGTGGACTCTTCCATCTGGTCCGACGTGCCAGTTTCTATCGATAGCGTTTGTTGTGGTTCCTGTGCTGGTGAAGTTGGATGTGTCTGAGGATGACTTGCGCCAGATTGTGAAGGGGCTGGTCACTCCGGGTCTCAGCACGAGCCAGCCGTTGTCTGCTGTCAGGAATGCTTGTGTGGCAGTGTTAGGGATGCCGGTGCCGAGAGACCCTAGCGCGACTGGTGCTGCATCTCCGGGACCGAACTTGAAGAATGGACCGCCGGTGTTGCTGTGAGCGAAGCTCCAGAAGATGCCGGTTGAATGATCGAAGACATGGCGGTGTCCGGTGCTTGTGGTTGTGAACATCGTTGTCCAGACACCGGTTGACGGGTTTCTCCACAGGGCAGTCGAGCTTCCGTTGGTTGTGATGAGTTTGCCGTCTGAGAGTAGGTAGTAGCGCAAGGCTCCGACTGATCCTGAGAGTTGGTATGAGTTGGTCGTTCCGCGATTGAGCGCGTTTGTCACACCAGCAGATGAGGTGGCAGGTCCGACTATCAGGTCGGTGCCGAATCCCAGAAGGCCTGCCATGTCGTTGACTTGCTCGACGCTTGAGTTGTTTCCGCCGCCGTTGATTGGGTAGGTGAAGCCTGTGTCAGATCGGAATGGGAAGTCTGGTGGAATCACTCCACTCGGGTTCTGAACCGGCACGATGGTTCCAGCTCGTTCTGTGATACCGAGAGCCACGAAGATGTCTGGTGTGGCTGGGTTGTTGTCGTGGTCTACTGTAGCGATCAGGACTTCATCATCTGTGAAGAGATACTGACCGGTGGCGTTGGTGAATGTGATTGGGTCGATTGGGTCGATTGCGGGTGCATCGGCTGTTCCTGTTCCGGTCGCTGGGTCGTATGTGAGAATGATGGCGTCCTCAAGTGTTCCACCACCAGCAAGGACTCCGACGCCGTTGAGGTCAACTGAAGCCGCTGTTGCGTCTGCTGCACCGCTGGCTGTCTTGGCCTCTTGACGAGCGATGAGACGACGTAGGCGCTCTTCGAGCGCTGCCTTCGCATTGCCAAGTTCTGGAATGATTCGGACTGCGCCGACCTCTTGCTCAGACATGGTCACGGCACGCACTCTGAAGTTCTCGCGATTGCCGTCTTCGTCCGCTACCACCACCCAGTCGCCGATCTCGAAGTCGATGTATGGCTGAGGCCCGGCTTCTGCCAGCTCAAGTGTTGCACCGACGGTTGTGGTCTCGAGGTTGTCAAGAGTTCGTGCGATTGACTTGTCGGCGGTGAGGCTGTCTTGGATGTTGGTCAGCGAGAGGAATGACTCCTGACGACCGTTGGCAGCGATGCTACCGGCTCGCTCGTCATCTCGTATGATGCTGTCTGATGAGTAGACTGCGAGAAGGTAGTTGCGAATCGGTCCCTCTTCGGTTCGCTCGTAGTTGACAACGGATTCGCCAACTCGCAAGACCAGTGGGTTGTTGCCGGTGGTGCGATCTGTGCCTCTCTCGAGGTAGTAGTTGACCGTCATGTCTGGCTTGACCCAGACATCGACCGCAAGTTCCTGATGTCGTCCTGCAATCTCATTGAGGTTGGTTCCTAGCTTCTCCTCGATGGTGACCGTGTGCTCGCTGGTGAAGGCGGCGCCGTCGCTGTCTGTGGTGTTGTTGAATGTAATGCTGAGGCCGTCGAGGGCGTTTCTAGCCACTGCCTCGTCGAAGAGTTCCTTCATGATGTAGCCGACCGTCTTGCTTGTGTAGGAACGGTCTGAGATGTCTACGATTGCGCCCTCAAGAAGTGCTCGGACGCCACGACCGCTGATTCGGACGATGTCTGACTGGTCGGTGTGGACTCGGCGAATCTGCTCGATGACTCCGGCGAAGACGTAGTCTTCAGAGGATTCCCCGTAGGAGAACTTGACGATGCGCCCTATCTCAACGCTGGCTGATTCCTCGAGAGGGATGCTCAGGCTGAATGAGCCATCTCCACGCAACTCATCGACGAACTGCTTGTCGAATGAGAACGAGAGCTGATAGAGCCGCGTCTGACCGGTGCGGTCGAATAGTGATGCCGACAGGAATGCGGTCACAACCAGACCGCCTTGAAGGTGATGCTCATTGCGACGCTAGCGCCTCCCGGCCGCTGCACACGCAACTCATTGGTGCCTGGAAGAAGTGGCAACCAGAACGGTGTGTTCCCTGTCTGGATTCCTCCTGAGACATTAGTCGCGCCGTCGAATGCTGTGTATTGAACCGTGTTGATGACGAGACCTGTGGTGATAGGCGCTGCGAACGAGAGTGATTGCTGGGTTGTGTTGTTGGTGAATGTCAGGCTGTTGGCCGCTCCCGGGATGTTGTAGGTGATGCCGATGACCTCACCGGCTCCGGGAACTCCGATACTGAAGGTGGTGTCATCATCGACCCATTGATTGATGACCGTGTTGGTTGTGCTACGAAGCACGCCTGACGGAATCTCAATGGTGAGAACTCCTCGAGCGCTGGTTGGGCCGATTGGTGTGATGTCGAGCTTCGGCGTGGTCTGGCAAGATGTCTCGACATTGCCTGATGCTCGATAGTAGGTCAGGGTCCGTGCTGATGTGTAGGATGGAAGGAAGAGTGCCTTCTTGAGTGCGTTGATGTTGTCGACTAGACCTTGTCTTGGGTCTGCATGGACGTTGTTCTCGGGATCGCGGTCACCGAAGATGACGATGGGTATGTTCACGGTTTTCGAGTCGCGGACCTTGGCTCGGAAGACCGCGCCTGGGCGACGCGGGATGATGAGGTTGCTGCCTCGGTTCTCTGGCCCGTCAAGCAGCTCGGTGAGGTCAGTTGTGACCCATGCTGGTGTCGATAGTGGCACGCCGTCGATTGCGATGTATTCTGTCGCTGTCACGAGGTAGGTCATGAGCTGCTCCTCAAGAGGTTCGCCCTACGCAGAGCTGCCGGGATTGACGATGAGGTCGGCTCGGCGACCGGGTTGTAGACATTGACTGTGTAGGAAGCGTTGCCGCTTGCGGATGAGCCGAGCATTCCTGAGAGGATGTTGTTGGGTAGCACGTAGCCGTTCTTGTTCGGAACGACAATCTCTGGACCTTGCTCGCCGACTAGGTATGGCTCTCCGGCTGTCACTGGACCGCCCTCTGCTCTCTTTCCTAGTGAGAACACGCCGGTGACTGCGCCGAAGACTTTTGCGATCTGCGCGAAGCCGGGAAGTCTGAGGATGTTGCCAATAGCGTTGGACACGCTTGTCTGTAGATTCCTGAAGAGTGCGATGATAGCGTTGATCACATTGGTTGTCTGTGTTCGCAGGTTGCTGAGGAACTTGACGACATTCTCATAGCCACTCTTGAATGGCGATGCGATAGCGTTCCCAATCCCGCTGAGAACCGACTTGATAGCGTTGACTGCCGCCACTGCCCCTGACTTGATGCTGTCCCAGTTCTTCTTGATGAGTAGAACTGCTGGTGCGAATGGGCCTGTGAGGATGATGAGTAGGTTCTGCCAGTTGCTCTTGATGAAGTTGATTGCCCCGCCGACCGCATCCTTGAGGGCCTCGAAGAAGGCAAGCGAGACGCGCTTGACGGTGTCCCAGTTCTGAATCAGAAGGACGATGGCTGCTATGAGCAAGCCGATGCCGAGACCGGCTAGGGCTACACGAAGAAGGTTGGCTCCGATGGCTGCCGCTGCTTGTGATCCTGCGACCGCTGTGAATGCTGTGACGAGCTGACCAAGGCCGACTAGAACCGGTCCAACTGCTGCCGCTAGACCAGCAAGGACCAAGATGCCGGTCTGCACTCCTTCAGGAAGACTGACGAATAGGTTGATGAGTCTCTCGATGAGTGGTAGAACTGTGGCGATTGCCTTCTCGATGACTGGGAAGAGTTGAGCACCTACTGGTTGCAGTGCTAGACCAAGACGGTTGCGGAAGATCTCGAGCTGCTGTGGGAAGTCGACCACCGCTAGGAATGCGGTCTGAACCGATTCGGTTCCGAACTCAATCTCCTTGGCAAGAGCCGTGAAGTCGAATGCTCCAGCCTCGACCGCTTGCAGGGTTTCGATTGCTGAACGGCCGAAGAGTTCCTTGGCCTTGGCGTTAGCAGCGGCCTCATCACCGGCATCGCTGAGACGCTTGATGTTGGCGATGGCTTCAAGGGTGAACTCACCGATGCTCTTGCCGCTATTCTGTGCGGATTGAGCAAGAGCGCTCTGTGCACTCTCGATGGTGGTGTTGTTGTCCGCGATCTCTTTCTGCAAGCGAGCAATCTCGTTCTGCGCTTTCAGAATCTCGCTGCCCGCTGCCGTTGCCCCGCCACTTGGACTCTTGGCGGCATCGGCCTCGAGTTTCTTGATGTCATCTGACAACTTGTTGACCGCTAGTTGCGCAGCAGCGATTGCTGAGTCTGGTGCTAGTTTCAGCTCGACCGGCTTGGCTGCTTCGGCTTTCAGTGTGGCAATCTCGTTGGTCACCTTCTGCACTGCGTTCTGAGCAGCAGTGACTGCTGATTGCGCCGCTTTCGGGTTGGCGAGAGTCTCGTTGAGTTTCTGCTGAGCGACCGTCAGTTCACCGGTCTTGACTCGTATCTTCTCCTGCAACTTGAGCTGCGCGGCTCCAGCATTCGCCGGTCCCTTGCCCTTGTAGAGTTCTGTGAGTTTGAGTTCTGCGACCGCGAGTGCATCTCGCTTCTGGGTGAGTTGCTGAGTGAGCTTCGATAGACGTTCTTGATCCTTGGCCGCTTCCTTCGATCCGGGGCCGCCCTTGGCCTGCAACTCCTGCAACTTCAACTGCGCGACGGCGAGGTCTTGTTCTGCCTTGGTGCGTGCGTCGGTCGCCTTGGCTATGTCCTCAGACGCCTTCTCTGCATCCTTGTCTCCGCCGATTGCGGTGAGGTATGCCTTGCGAAGGCCGCCAAGAACCTGAGCGGCGTTGAAGCCAGCCTTCTCCAGACCGCCGATGAATGCGATGCTCTCTGTGTATGAGAAGCCAAGCTCGGTGAGTGTTGCGGCGTTGGTCTCGAGTGCTGATGTGAGTGTGCCGATGCTGACGCCTGTCTTCTGTGAGGCGCGTAGCAGTTGGTCGAGACTTCCGACAAGTTGGTCGGATGGAATCTGGAACCTCTTGGCGACATCAGAGAAGGCCTTCGGATCAAGAGCCTCGCCGGTGACTTCCCCGAGTTGTAGGAATGCGGTCGAGAGTTCTTCCAGGGGCTTTCCGCTCAAGCCTAGCTCAACGGTGAGTGACGATACTGATGCGGCAACCTCATCCAGCGATGCTGGCACATTGGCTGCGACATTCTTGAATGATTGCTGAAGGGCTTCTGCCTCTTCTCCGACGAGTCCGGTCTTGGCTCGAAGTGTGTCGAATGCGTTGTCGACGTTGAGAGCGTTGGCGACTAGTGCGCCGAATCCGGCCACGATTGGGGCTGTGACGGTCTTGGTGAGGTTCTTGCCTGTCTTGGTGAAGCCTTCGCCGAGGCGCTTGCCTAGGCTCTCTCCAGCCTTCTCACCGGCATCTCCGACGCCCTTGTCGAGATCGAATCCCAACTTGCCTGCGAAGTCCTGAACGAGCTTGGGCGCGATGAGGACATTGATCAGACCTGCTTCAATACCGGCCATCGCTACTCACCACCCTTGTTCTTCGGTGCCTTCCGAACGGACAGACCGTTCCCGAGCATCTCCCCTAGAGTTGTGCGCCGCTTGGCCTGCTTTTCAGCCTTGTCCCACGGCCTTGGGATTCGCAACGGTGTTGGTCTTTTCGCGTTCGGCTTGCTGTGTGCTTGAATGTATGTGCGCAGAAGTGCGTCGAGCATCTCGACGGTCGCTGCTTGCAGTTCGTTCTCGGTTGACCAGCTCGTTCCTGCTGAACGCCAGAGGGCTGCTTCTGGTGGAAGCCAGCGCATCATCTGAATGATCTCGCGAGCACCCAGATGGTCTGTGCTCCACAAGTCCTGCTTCAGACTGCGTCCGTAGAATCGTCGCCAGTCCGCCTCAACCGCCCCGAAGTTGTCCTCGACGAGGCGGCTGAGGCCGGTCATTCCCCCGGGCTGGTTCCGTAGACTGTCGCGATGTTCTCGATGAGTGTGGTCATGTCAGAGACTGACACGCCGCTCTTCTCGAAGTCATTCCACTGTTCACCCAGCAGTGACTTGACTGCGCTGACGATTGCCTTGGTCTCTCCGGTAGAGGCTGCCTCAACGATGCTCCACGGTAGTTCAGCGGGTAGGGTGTAGTCCTGCCCATTGAAGCGAATCACAGGGGCTTCGGCTAGTGCTTCTGCCCTTGCTGACCGTGCCGCATCAAGATCGATGATGCGACTCATCTACTAGGCTCCTGTGTCGAATGCGTCGTCGTCGGTGAAGAGATACCATGCATCGGTAGCCTCTGAACCAAGGACGCTGAGCGTGACTGGAAGGTCTGCTGCTGCGTTGCGGACGATTTGCGTCTCAACTGCATCTGTGACCACTGCGCGACGAACGATGAGACGGTAGTTCTTGGTGCCGTCGTTCCATTCGATAACGACTGCCCACTCTGCGAGTGCGTCGTTGTTGGCTGGTGGGTAGAAGATGTAGTTGCCGCCGGTCTCATCGAATGAGCCGCCGCCAAGAGCTAGCGAGAAGGTGTCTGCGTTCCACTGACGGCAGGTGAATGACAGGTCGGCTGTGCGGCCTGTGACTACTCGCCGGATTGGTAGAAGCGACTGGAATGCGTTGATGTCCTCAACTGTGACACCGAAGGATGCTGAGACGCCATCTTCTGAGATGTAGCCCAAGTCCTTGAATGCGGCGTTGAGTGCTTCTGTTGGTGTGTTTGGTTCTGGTGTGCCGACCGGGGCGATGTAGACCTTGCCCCCTGAGCCGACTACTACCTCTGCTGCGTTTGCTGCCATCTGGTTGTCTCCTATGTGTTCGGGTGAATGTGCGCAACGAATCCGGCGAGATACCTCGGCGTCTTCGTTGCTGGGTCTGGTGACCAAGATAGCCCAGTCTCTTGGGTGAACGAAGTCACGATCCCTTCTGGGAACTGTGCCCCGTCCAGCCCATTCTCCAAGACATAGGCTGCCTCAGTGAACAGGTCGAAGGCTGTGGTCTTGTCTTCAGCCCATGCCTCGATCTGAACTCTCGGTGCGTGTAGCCAGCCTCGGACGACTGGCGAGCCACCGGCAAGCGAGACCCTGATTCGAGGCAGGGTTGCGTTGGGTGGCAGTTCGGTTGAGGCACAATCGGCCCCTGCGATCTCTGTGATGCTCGAGCTGTCGTTGAGGAACTGCACGACGATGGTCTCGATGTCTGGGATTTTCTGATAGGTCACTTCTTGCCTCCGAATCGTCCGCCGTTGCCCTTTTCAATCATTCCCTGACTGATCTTCTCGGCTAGTGCTCCGAGGTTCTGCTCGTGAGTCTTGGCGTAGATTGGCTCCCACTCGGCGTCATTCTGTGCTGCGACAGATTCGCTTGCACGTGACATGATGAAGCGCGGCCCTTTCGCGATTGAGCCATACTCGACCCAGACCGCCTTGAAGTCTGTGTTGGCAACGATGCCGACTGCGCCACCATACTCACTGCCGTCAGGATCGCCCTTGACCTTGACTGGCTTGCCATCCTCGCCTGGAACGGTGGGACGGTCGATGATTCTGTTCTCTCCGCCACGTCGACGACGGTTGCGGCGCTTGTTGTATGTGTCAGTGAACTCTCTGCGAACTTGAGGGGCTGCTGCGACCGATGAGGTGAACAGGTCCGCGTAGTAGCCCTCATCATAGGCCTCGGAACGACCGAGTGCGGTCGCCTGAGACTCAACCTGCTGGGCCAAGTTCTCAATGTATGAGCGAAGTTGCGTGCTGCGGCTGATAGCAGCCCAGACTGCGTCGAAGTCGAACTCGACGAACTCGAAGCCTTCCTTCATGCCTGCACCTGCTCTGCATTGATCTCAAGATGGTGGAACTGTGAGGCGGTCTGCCTGATGATTGGCTCACCGATGATGCGCCAAGTGACTCCATCAATCACAAGCTCGTCGTGAGCGTTGATGTCAAGATGTCTGGTGTAGATTCGGGCGGTGGTTGTGGTGCTGCCAGCATTGGTCTCGATCTCTGAGGCGTTCTGCTGGTCTACGCGGACGCGAATGGTAGCATCGTCCTCGTAGGCCTTCTCGACATTGCCGTAGCGGTCAGTCGTCCCTGTGAGGCGTCTGACTGTTGCTGTCTGATTGAGAAGGCTGTCGAAGCTCATGATGTGACCTTGTAGGCATCCAGCGCTGCTTGTTCGTTGGCACGAAGGACCGGCGACGGGTCTCCGTATGTGACAGAGTATGAGCCGATGGTCTCCTGCTTGATGCCACTGCTGCCGTCCTGAATGCGACCGGCTAGCGATAGCACGACGCCCACGATTGCCTTCGGAATGACCGCGAAGCCGTGGTTGTAGACGATCTCAATCGAGCCGGGAAGTGTAGGCCAGAGAAGGCCGTCGGTGCGACGCACCCAGCCCTTCCTGCTCCACTTGTAGTCCGTGGCTTCGAGAGCCTCTCCGTCAACCTCGATGCTGTCGATACCGTTCACCGGTGCCGCAGGCAGAATCAGAGTGTGCGTGCCTGTGCCGTCGAGAACCACTGTGTCATTGAGCACCTGCGAGATGCTGTGACCGCAGTAGGTTCTGACGGTATCAGATGCGATGTCTAGGGCTTGCTGTGCCGCTACCTCGTCATCGAGTTCGCGACCTAGCCAAGACTCAAGCTCAGCGACCGAAGCAAGGCTACTCATCGGATTGCTCCGACGGCGCCTCCTCGACAGTCTCGACCACTGCAGGTGCCTGCACCTTCTTGGTCTTGCCCGGCTTGGCTGCCTTGTTGTTCTGTGGTGCAACCGGCTTGGTCCATTCCTTCAGTCCGAGACGTTCTGCCTCTTCCTTCGGGACGCGGACTAGTGTGCCCGGCTCGGTTTCTACGATGATCATTGCCATGTGTTTTCTCCTCTTGATTGGTGATACGCCGACGGCCCGGCGAAGGTGGCCTTCGCCTCCCCTCACCGGGCCGTTGCTGCGTCAGACTAGGCTGTCAGGTCGACAGTGCAGAACGCTTCTGGGTGTAGAACACCGAAGGCAGCGCGTGCATTCGCAACCAGAGCCACGAGACCCTTGATTGCGTAGTCAGAGTGCTGTGGATACATCGCCACGGTCAGTGGTTGACGCTCCCAGATGATGCTCTTGCGGAAGTCGCCGACGATGGCGTTTCCGACAGGAACTGCTGAAGACACGACGCGAGGCAAGCCCCAGATGGTCGGTGTCGAGGCAGTTGCAGGGCCTCCGAAGAGGTAGGTGTCCTGCGCATCGAGAAGCAAGTCGATCTTCTCGTTGTCTTCTGGGTGAACGAGAACCGCTGATGCGCGGCTGTTGCCCACGGTCTGGACCTTGCGGATAGCCTTGCGGATCGACGTGACGATGTCAGTGTCGAACGCTTGAGCTTGGACGTAGCCGGTGTTGAAGATACCGGTCATGTTCTCACCGGTGCCGTTTCCGTTGATGATCTGGTCTTCCAACTCTTCCTGCACTGCGTAGGTGAGGTAGTTGTTGGCGATAGTTTCGAGCTGTGCGCTGTCTGAGAGAGCACGAACTGAAGCCGGAAGGAATGTGCGGATGTCCTTGACTACCGCTGTGTCCTTCACGAATGTCAGTGTGGACTCTGCTGCTGGGTCTCCTTCAGCCACAGGTGCTGCGGCGTTGACGGATTGTCCACCAGTGATGCGCATTGCGCGAGCGAACTCGACTGCATCGGAAGTTGTTGAACCGATGGTGACGAGGTCAAGTGCAGTCAGACCGCCGCGACCGTATGCGATACCGATTGGGGCGTAGCGATCATTGCTGATGGTTGCGCCTGCAGAGGTGTCGCTCGAGCCGAGCAGTGTTGCCTTGATTCCGCCGACAGATACTGACGGCGAGTTCGGCAGTGACTTCACATCTGGCTGCCCGTTGCGGGTAGCGTCAGTGAGCCATGCCTTGAATGCTGGGTCTGCGAACATCTTCCCACCGGTGGTGCGAGGTGCTGCAGTTGTTGTTGATGCGTCGACCTTGGCATCGGCGAGTTCTGCTCCGAGAGCATCGACTGCCTTGCGAAGTTCTGCATCTGCCTTCACTGCCTTGGCGCCAGAGATGGCTGCCTCGACAGTTTCGCGCTCTTCTGCTGTGAGAGCGCGGCCTTCGGCTGCTGCTGCTTCAGCAAGAGCCTTGGCCTGTTCGATCAGGTGCTTCATGTGTGTGTCTCCTTGTTGGATTGGGTTGTGGTGCTAGGGAAGGTCTGTCTCGGCATCAGCGATGTCGAGTAGGACCACTGCGATCCCCGGTTCCATCCCCCGCTCCTCGACCTTGGCCTCAGTAGGCTCCTCGGTCTTGGCAGGCTCAGCCGGTGTCTCGAGCGAACTCAGAACCTCGTCCAGCATGCTCTTGGCCTGCTTGATGAGGTTTTCGTTCTTGGTAGACAGGGTGCGCCCTGCCTTGGCGTTCGCAAGTCGGGGTGTCCAGACTGCGCTCTTCGCCATCTTCTCGGTGCTCAGTTCAAGCTCGCTGAATCTGAAGCCCTGGAAGAACTCGCTGGGAAGATACTGCTCATCTTCCTCGTCATAGAGCCTGACCATAGCAAGCGGGTCTTCTGGCGTTGCTTGCAGGCTCAATGGGTCGCCTTCGACTCCGAAGGTTCCCTCTGTCATGATGTATTCGACTCGACCATAGCCACCGGCCCAGACGACCCAAGAACCTTCACTCAGTTCATCGGGTTCAGCCTTGCCGTGGCGAACCTTCGCAGCCTTGGCTGCAATCAGTTGTGTGGCTGGGTTGGCACCCTTCAGGGTTGGTCCAGCCTCGAGGATGCTCAGCTCGAGAAGTTCGTTGACTCCGTCTGCACCCTTCTGCTCATTGATGATGTCATAGGCGAACGAGAACTCGCTCACCACACGCTCTGCGAGTAGTGTTCGAACTGTCTGCGCACGTGGTGTGTCGAAGAATGCACCTCTGATGAGAAGCCCATCTGATGTCTCTTCGGCGCTGAGTGCCTTGCCGATGAATGATTCCGCATTGCCCCAGTCGTGTGACCAGACAATCGGAAGAGTCTTGCCTGCTGCCTTGTATGCTGCGAGGCTGTTGTTGAAGGCTCCGGGCATTACGCGGTCACCGACGAGATCGGTGTTCCCGAACACAGACACGAGTGCTGTGAACTCTCCGTGCGGCGCCTCTGAAGATGCCGCTGCCTTCACCTCAATCGTGCTGACTGGGAATGACTTGACCTGCATAGTTCTTGCCTCCTTCATTGTAGATTCAGTGCTCTTCTGCTCTTCTTGCTCAAGACTGGACAAGATACGCTCGGCCCAAGTGCGACCGGGGTCTCCTCCCCATAGTGCCCAAGCGATTCTTCCTGCTGACGGGTAGCCATCCTCATCGGGTGACCATCCCTCTCCCTGCTTGTCGACTTCATGCCTTGCGAAGTAGCTCACCATCCGGCGAATCGTGTCCTCGGATAGATTGCGACGATTGACGATGTCTCTCGCTCGAGCGACGCCGACAAGTGTTCCGCCTCTGCCGTATTCTTCACGCCAAGCGAGGCCGCGAGCGGCCTCTTCTCGTGCGCCTTCTGGCGCCTGATACTGCTTGACCGATCTCTCGCCGCCGACAGGTATGTCCTCGGCTAGAGAGATTGCCACCATCTGGTCGATTGCTTCTTGCCTTGTTCTATGGCAGCCAACGACTTCGCCGTCTTCCTTCTCCACTGCCCATCCTTCACAGTCTGGGTTCTCGTTGGTCACGAAGTATGGCATCTCAATCTCCGAAGTCGCAGATGCATTGGCAGTTGGCAGTCTCTTCCGGATCAAGCGACGGGTGTCCGGGCCAAGGTGCTCCGATTGAGAAGTCCTCACTCATTGCTACTGTCTCGCCATCAAGTGCTGCGTGTGAAGAGCGCGGGTTCCCGCTGGTCACGATCCACGTCTTGGTTCGTCTACCGTTGGCACCGGCGCTCTCAATACGAGCGAAGTTGGCGACAGATGCTGCGATTGAATACCCAGCAGAGATGACCTTGCCGTCTGTCATCTCGTCGAATAGCTCGTCCATTGCATCGATGAAGTCTTCCTCATCGTCAAGATCAGAGAGCCGGTTGGCGATTCTTTCCTGGGTTGCTAGGTTGACTCGCTTGGCTGCGTTCTCAGCGACTGCTGCGAGGTAGTTCTCACCATTCTCGATGTCCCATTCTCCGACCGTCGCGGCAGACTTCTTGGCTGTCTTGCGCATTACCGGCAGAAGGTCTGCCGCAAGTTCCTTGTCGAACCTGCTGCGGTCATAGACTCGACGTGCATCAGCCTTCACCTCTGAGATGAGGCTCTTCTGTGCTCCGAGCTTGCTGATGACTGACCGGCGTTGCCGATTGAGGTTCGACTTGAACACGGCGTTCAGTTCCTTCGCAGCTTCGTTGCGGATGTTGACATAGGTGTCACGACCGAGAGCGCTCTTGGCTTGAATCTCGTTGCTCGACAGTGTGCCGACGACGCGGTCATCGCTGACGCTGTCCTGTGGACTTGCCTGACCACCGATGAGCACATTGAGAGGTGTGACTAGTTCGTCTCCGCCCTCGATTGCGCGAAGGTTGAGCCGTGCTCTTGCTTCGTTGCGAGTGAGGTATGGTGCTCCGACTGAAGCCTGAAGAACTGCTGCCTGCTCTTCGAATGAACCGCGCAACTTGTCCTGCAACTGGAACTCAAGATACACGCCCTCATTCTCGAACTCTGGAACTAGTTGCGCTTCGAGTTCTTCCTGAATCAGGGTGAGCCAAGGTGCAAGTGCGTTCTGGTAGAGTTGGCGATTCTGTTCTGTCAGAGATGCGTAGGTTGAGTTGCCTAGACCAAGCAGGCCTGCCGGGACGCCATAGGCTCCGGCCACGATCTCTCTGGCGAGCTGCGAGGACTCGATGTATTGTGAATCTCTTGGTGAGAAGGTCTCGAGCGGCTTGGCAACCATGCCCTCCTCGAGCACTGCGGTCTTGCCTGAGTTGCGTGCACCGGTGAATGATGCATCCCACTCAGCGCGGAAGCGAGAGCGTGCTGTGTCAGACCAAGGCGGTGCTCCTAGCGGTCTCTCAATCACGAGAGAAGCTCGAGCGCCTTGCTTCCATAGTCCTTCACGGTGTTCTGCTGCTGCGAACTGCTCTGCGAGAAGTTGGCGAAGTGTCTCAAGCGGGCTGAGACCCTTTCTTGGGTCTTTCGGATCATAGCCGTGCATGTGAATGACCTCGTCACGCGAGAACTCGACCGTGCGGCCCTGACCGATGACCTGATAGCCATCCGGACGAAGCCAGTTGGTTCCGATTGGCTTGACCAGTGTTGGTGGCACGCGGACGAGAGCGATTCGGCCATCGTCGTGGCGCACCTTGATGCGGATTGCCTCATCGAAGATGCACAAGTCCTTGACTAGACCTTCCATCCAGCGAGTTCGTGTGACGTAGATGTCAGGATTCTCGATAGTGTTGGTCAGTGGTGTGTTAGTCAGCCTTTCGCGGTCATTGTCGTCGATCCTGCGATAGGCGTGCAGTGGAATCTGCGCGATGTTGCGAGCAAGGAAGTCCACAACTGTGCGAACTTCGTGCTGGGTCTTGTAGAGATCGGCGTGGTCAATCTGCCGGTCGTCGAAGAGTCGAATCGCGCCACCGAGTGTCGGGGCGAGCGGCGTCTGAGGGCGGACATTGAGTATCTCGTCGCCGTTCTGGACGATTGCCATTCTACACCTCCGTGATTTGGATGAAGTCGATGTTCGCCTTCTCGATGAGAACCTCGCCTTGGACATCTACCGGCTCTGCACCCGGTTCAATGAGCTGCGCTGCTTTCAGCACAACTACACTGCCCGGTGCAGAGACGATGAATCCTCGGAACGCTGAGCCGGTCTTGAGATTGACCAAGCACCGCTTCGCATAGGTCAGGCGCTTGTATGGATTAGGCAAGAGCATTCACCCTGATTCCGATGCGCGGAACTGAGAATGTGTAGCCCGTGCTGTTGTTGATGTTGTTGTCGAGGCTGCCGTTCTGGAAGTCGAATGTCGACCAGTCTTCTGAGCCGTTGTAGAGACCGACGATGCCTGTCATGTATTGAGCAAGACTCGTCGGGACTCCGTGGTTGTAGTGAGGGTCAGTGAGTCCCGGCATCTCGAGGACCCAGTTGCCCATGTTTCCAGCATTGGGATCAACTGGCCCGGTTGCCATTCCGATCCAGTAGGTTGTGTTGGCATCGAGAGTTGTGGTAGAAGCTAGAGTGAACTGTTGGGGTCCGCCCTGCGGTCCACCGCTGTTGCTTGGGGCGATAGTGAAGTAGCCCATGTCCTTGTGCAGGTTGGTTGGGCGTGCATTCTCTGAGCCGTTGCTGTTGTAGATGTAGGCTCTGATCTTGATGCCGCCATTGCCTTGTGTGGTTGGTGGGTTGTAGTTCAGACCGACGATGAACTTGTCGATGACAACTGAGGCATTGAATCTGATCGGCACGAGGAATGCGTTGTGCCCACCGATGTTGCCGAAGGTGCACTGATTTCTTGAGAAGTAGTAGCGATCCGCAACCGGTGTGCGAATGGTTGAGTGCTCGACATTGAGCGGATCGTGGTTGACCCACTCTGTGCCGTCATAGTAGACGACCTCACCCTTGATTGGGTCTGTGAGTGTGACATCGTTGAGACCACCGAGGGCATCTGCTCCGCCGCCGCCGGGTGCATAGAATGATGAATCTGGTGCCATGACTATCGAACCTCCAAGATGCGGACATCTTGGCCTGCCGCTGCTGAGATGGCATAGACGACCGCGCCAAGACGCAGGTCGAGCGTGCGTGCTCCTCCCGCTGGTAGCGGTGAGCCGTTCGCTGATGTGACGCCTGAAGTTCCGCCAATCCAGATGGTCTGGAGTCCGTTGTTCAGGATTTCATAGGTGACACGACCGTCCTTGGAACCTGCTGAGAAGTTCTCCACTGAGATGATCTGTGTTGCGGTCGTTCCGACCGTTGTTGCTGTTGCATTGATGCTCATAGAAGCTCGACTCCTCGTTCCTCGTAGACTGACCGACCGGTCAAGGCAGTGCCTGCCAACATCACGCTGTTGATCGCCATGATGAGCGCCACCAGACCGTCGATGCGAGCCGTGCTCTTGGCCTTGTCGGGCTTCAAGTTGCCTGCCGGGTCTGTTGATACCAGTGCTCCGTCCGCGTGTGCGCTCAAGACGGGGTGCGAGCCGTGGGCGATACCCTTGGACACGATGAGTCGCTCGAGTTCCTTTGTCGGCGCCGACATCGTCGCGAAGCCCTGACGAGTTGGCGCGACTCGAAGACCTTGCTCGGCCAGCTCGACCACAAGTTGAGTCGAGTTCCATGGGTCATACGCCAACTCAAGAATGTGGTGGTCTGTGGCAAGTTGCTCGATGAAGGTCTTGATGTAGCGATAGTCGATGACGTTGCCCGGTGTGAGAGTCAGATGACCGGCGTTGGCCCATTGACCATACGGCAACCGGTCTCTCTTCTCTCGCTCGGCTAGTCCATCGCCTGGAAGCCAGAAGTGTGGGATGACTGTGAAGCTGCCGTCATCCTCTGGGAAGAGTTGCACCAAGGCTGAGACGTCTGTGGTCGACGATAGATCGAGACCGACGAAGCACGCCCTGCCCTTGTAGTCCTCACGATTGATTGGTCGCTCGCCGCAGGCATGCCAGTCGTCCATGTTGATCCAGCGCTGGACTTCGCGAGTCCACTTGTTCAGGTAGAGTTGCTCGAATGATGTCTGACGAGCTGGACTGACCTTGGCCTTGCGTATTTCGTCCTCGAAGAACTCGGGCATCACAGTGATGCCGAGGCTTGGGTTGGCTTTCTGCCAGACCTTCGGGTCTGTCCAGTCATCTTCCTGTTCGGCTGCGTAGATGACGGCAAGGTATGAGGGGTCTTCGAGTTCGCCAGAGGCGACGCGGATGGCATAGTCGTGCTGCTCCCAAGCGATGTGGTTCGGGTCGTATGTTCCGGCTGTGGTGATGCCGATAACGATTGGTTGCTTGCGTGCTCCTACTGATGAGCTGAGGACATCCCAGATGTCTCTGTTCTTGTGGGCGTGAACTTCGTCGAGCACTGCGATGTGGGCATTGAAGCCATGCTGACCTAGGGCTTCTCCAGAGATTGTGCGCAGAACGCTGCCGGTGTTGGGCACTTCGATGTAGGATCGCACTGCACGGCACCTCTTGCGAAGAGCCGGTGAAGCAGCGACCATCTTGCGTGCCGTCTCGTAGCAGATGCGTGCCTGTGCTCTGTCTCGAGCGCCCATGTAGACCTGCGCTCCGGGTTCGTTGTCTGCGACCAAGCCATAGAGAGCCAGCCCTGCTGCCAAGGTTGTCTTTGCATTTTTTCTAGGAACCTCACACCAGACGGTTCGGTAGAGTCGAGTGCCGTCTGCTCGCTTCATACCGAAGAGAGGTCGCACTAGCTCGTGCTCCATCCACGGCATCAGTTCCCACTTCTCACCGGCGCCTCTTCCCTCAACCAGTTTGAGCATGCCGAAGAACTCGACCGCTCGATCTGCCGCTGCCTCGTCGAAGTAGGCACCCTCTGGCAGACTCATGTATGCAGAGGAATGCGTGGGCTTCGTCCAACTAGTTGAAGAAGTCGTCGCCATCTTCTGCTTCCTCTGTCTTCAATCGTGAGCGCGACGAAGGAGTCAGCCCAAGCTCTGAAGCCAGCATTCGAATGAGTGTCGCTTGGTCGCGCTGGACTCTGACTGCTGGGTTGGTCACAAGTCCATCACGTCGGCCCTCGACTAGAACGCCTTGCTCGTCGACCAACTTCGTGGCCTGCTTGTAGGTCACCACTGCGATTGCGTATGAGGCGATGATGTCTTGGTCGGCCTCATAGAGAATGCCCATGGCTTCGAGCTGCTCGACTGTGCGCTTCCACACGGCCTTGGCGTCCTTGCTCATCCACGTTGGGCAGGTCGGCTTGCTCTTCTTGGGCTTGGGTTCCTTCTTGTTGATTCTGTCCTTGCGCTCGCCTCTGACCACCTTGAGGTGTGTCGGCTTCGGCGCCGGTCCCGGTCTTGCCATCTCTGATCCTCCTCCTGCGTGCCTATGGCACCTACCCAGACCTGTGCCTAGGCTGCCCCTCTTGACAGACTTGACCTATCTCGTCAACGCACACGCGAAGT